GTTAGGTCAATCATCCTTTGCGTGCTTGACGCTTGTCCAATACGGCTCACCAGGCTTGCCACGCCGAACCTTCCCGCACTTGGGACGCTCAGCCCATGCCTTCACCGTTGCCTCTGCAACCTCGCTGTAGCCAGGCAATGCAAGGTCCGGGCGGCGCTCAAAGATTTCTTGCCAATTCAGCTTTCCCACATCACTCCGGCTTTTACAGCCATTTTCCTAAGCTCCTCCATCTCAGAGCTAATGCCCTGCATCTCCTCAAGCGTTACTTCGCACGTTGACCAGCGATGGCGGCAATCCTGGCAATGCAAGCGCCGCCATACATAACGCTCAATTCCCAGATCAGCCAAATAGCCCATCCGGCTTGGTGGTGACGTGTAGGAGCTTCTGCTGTCACGTGTCCAAACCTGAAACGAGCCGCATTCAATGCAGCGCTTTGTGGGCTCTTTGTTCACCATTCCGGTTGCATCAGGCGGTGAGTATCCCATGCGTCAAGCCATTTGCAATGGCACTCTTCAGGATCTGAATGCTTCACCGCAACATCGCCAGGACCGCTTACAACCGTTACGCATTTATCAACGCGCAAGCCATGCAGATCAATCAGCATATGTGAGTATGCGCCGAGTTGCGCATCTGCCTTTTTGCGCGACTTCACGCCATGAACACTGCCAACCGTCTTCAGGTCGCCCAAGCACAGCGTGCCCTGTGCCGTGCGCAATAGAAAGTCAAACGAGCCGCCAACGCGCTTCACAGGATCGCAAACTGCGTATTCAATCGCGAGCACCTCGCAATCATTGAACAACCAGCAATCAAGCAACGGATCGATCCACTTATAGAAACGTTCTTCTGCCACCACGCCTTTGTTGCTCAGGTGGTTTTCAAGTGCTTTGTGAATGGTGTTGCCACGCAATTCCCAGCCATCCGGCCCATCCTTTTTGGCCATAACTCGTTCAAAGTCGGAACTAGTCAAGGGCGATGCAATAGAGCTGACAGACCAAGGCAACCAGTCGCCCTTGTAGCAGTAGCGGTGTGCTGTTTTGTTGAACTCAAGGCCCTCCACAGGAGGCAGGAGCGAGGCCCCCGCAGAGGCGCCCTGTTGTTCTGGCGTTGTCCTGCTGTTGCTCTGCTGTTGCACTGGGGTTGCGCTCTGGGCCAACTGAGGTTACCCTGCCGTTGCCTTTGACGCAACTGATGGACAACACGGTGTGGGGTGTTCGCCTGAGCGCAGACGAGCACGAGTACCTAGAGGCCCTTGCTTCACAAACAGACGGAATCCTCACAAAGGCAGGTGTGGTGCGGGTTTTGATCCGACAAGCACAGGCTTCAGCATGGAATCCTCTTGACTCGTCTGGTACGCTGGGGCTCGCCAAGCGCAGCGAAGAGGCGAGTCCCTCTTCTTCTTCTTACACTCTTACTTCTTCTTCTTCTTCTTCTTCTTCCATAGAAGATAAAACCAAAGAAAAAAAACAAAGCAAAAAAGAAAGCGCGGAACCGTCCGCGGGTTCCTCTCGTTATCCCGAAAGGGAGCGCAGAGCTGCGGTTGTTCGTCGCACGAAGGGTTCGCCTGAGTTTGAAAGTTTCTGGGGCATCTACCAGTCATGCACCAAGAAGGTCAACAATCAATCCAAGGCGAAGGCATGGGAATGCTGGGAGCAGCTCGTGCCTGAAATGGACCCAGCCGATCTGATCAAGGCGATCACCATCTCCGTTGAACAAATCCGCATGCTCGAAAGCGCAGGCGAGTTTGCCGCGCCATTGCCCGATGCCTTCCGCTGGCTTCGAGACGAGCGCTACGCCGTAGCTCTTGAAAACCATTCGTCAACTGAATCAAACAAACCTTCCTGGATGCTTTGATGAAACTCTTTGAACCTCAAGCCGTTAATCAATTTGTTGTTGCCTGTCTGCCGCTTCAAGCGCGTGAAGGGGTGGCACCTGATTACCGATCGATAGCGGCCAACGACATCGAGAGCGCTTTGCGGCAACTGGATGCTGCACGCCTTCGCCCTGTTTATCCGCACGTTCTTGGGCGGTACGATGACAAAGGCAGATACATGACCTACAAGCCGCCTGTTGATGGCTTGACGCCAGGTCGTTTTGTTTTGCATCCGCTTGCCGAAAAGGAAATGACTGAAGCGGGCTGGCACTGATGGCTTTGGTTCGTCTTTCGAGCGAGCACGCTGCACGATCGCTCCTGCAACGCCTTCTCAACGCAGGGCGCGCCACAATCGAGCAATTCGACCCGCCGCCGCCTGGTCACCTCAACCCCTCCTGCTACCGCAACCTTGCACGCGCCCCAGAAGCCCCTGAAACCGTTCAAATCAGCGATCCGCGTGACTTCACCCCCATCGCAGGGCAAACCCTTGCTCTAGGGCCTTCTGGAGGCCTTTCAGAGCCTTGCGATGATCACCGCGTGCCGCCACCGCCTGATCAGCCCGCCCCTCCTACCGATCACGCCCTGCATTTCGACCCAGACTCACTCGATTTTTGATGTCCAGCAAAATCCGCTCAGGTCACACCGTCATCAAGGTTTCCCTGCCCCAGAGCGAGGTGCTCCCCTTTAAGCACTTCTGCCTTGATCAAGGCACAACCATGAGTGACTTCGCACGCTCTGCCATTCAGGACTCCCTGCGAGCCTCTACAAACCCCTTCAAGCTCCCTGTTGGTGCCAACGTCTTCGCTGATGCCGTAGAAGCCGCTGCACGCGCCTCTGCTGGTATCCCACGCACTCAACTCGAAGCCATCACCGCCGCTATCGTCATCGCACTCAATGAAAAAACTGCCGTTTGATACATGGTGCGCTGATTACGTCGATTTCCTTGTCAAATGTGCTATCGACTTGCACCATGAACGCATTCAACGCGCATACGAACGCGTGACAGCAGAGCCAACCATCACTCAGCTAGAAGGCGATTGCATCCGCGTCTGCCTTGATGGCAACTGCGGTTTTGTCTCCTCTTTTCACCTCGTCGAACCTAAACTCAACCAACTGCGTGCCGCAAATGACAACTCCACAGCAAGCCGCGAAAAACCTCCGCACCACACCAACCAAACACGGTGCTGAAGACATCGAAGCCATGAACAACCGCGTCTTGGCACTTGAATGGCTATACCGCCTTCAAGGCAGAGCAAACGCAAAACCTCCTCTACGCTGCACCTACACCGGCTTATGGCAATCTTTAGAGTAAAAACTGGGCAGCTAACGTTACTCAAACCTGATTAAGTTGTGACTTCGATCAATAGCCTCCTCCCTGATCACAAGAACGCTCGCAAGCGCACTGATCGCTCTGCGTCCTTAATCAAGGAGTCAATTGACCGTTACGGTGCCGCACGTTCCATCGTCATCGACGAAGACAACCGCATCCTCGCGGGCAACGGCACCATCGAAGGCGCTAAAGCCGCGGGCATCAAAAATGTCCGCATCATCGAAACCGATGGCCAAGAGGTAATCGCCGTCCGCCGCACTGGCCTATCAGAAGACGAGAAAATCGGCCTTGCACTAGCCGATAACCGCACTAGCGACCTCTCCGAATGGGATCAGGAGATGCTCCGCCGCCTCTCCGAAGAGCACGACATCTCACCTTGGTTTGAGCAAGACGACCTCGACGAACTCCTCGCTGTAACCGAACTCGCCCCAGAAGAGGGCAAGACCGACCCCGACGAGGTGCCAGAGGCACCCGAGCAACCCATCACCAAGCCAGGTGACCTTTGGATCCTTGGCAACCACCGCCTCCTCTGCGGTGACAGCACCAACATCCAGCACGTCGAACGCCTCATGGATGGCAAGAAGGCCGACATGGTCTTCACCGACCCGCCATACAACATCGGCTTTGGCGGCACCATGTCAAATACAACTAAGAATGGGAAGCTCGTACCCCACGTGGGTATGAACGCCAAGTACGAAGCAATCCACAACGACAAAAAATCCCCCGAAGAGTTCCAAGACTTCATCCGCTCTGTCCTCTCCGCCATTCAGCTCAACTGCTCAGGGGCCTACTACATCTCCTTTGGTAGTGGCAATTTCCACGAACTCCTCACCCCTGTCGCCTCCTCCATTGGATACAAGTCCATCATCATCTGGGTGAAAAACCAGTCCCCTATGGGCGGTGGCGCTTACCGTCGCCGCTACGAACCCATCATTTACGGCAACTTCTCGGGTGACTTCTACGGCACCCCATACTCCGAAGATGATGTCTGGGAGTTCGACCGAACAAACAAAAACGACCTCCATCCAACGATGAAGCCTGTCGATCTCGTAGCCAATGCCTTAAGCCACGGCTCTAAGACAGGCGGCTCCGTTCTTGACCTCTTCATGGGCTCAGGCACCACCATCATCGCTGCTGAAAAGACTCGCCGTTCTGCTTACGGCATGGAACTCGACCCCGCCTACTGCGACGTCATCGTCAAACGCTGGGAAGACTTCACTGGCAATACCGCTGTCTGTCATCCCTCAGACGCACACTTCAACCAGGAGCAAGAGGAGCTGTTCTGATGGCTGGGCGCAAGTCCACCGCTGCTGAAAAGGATTACCGCACCAACCGTGTGGCAAGGCTTCTGAGCAATGGCGCTGTCCGCTCAGAAGTCTTGCAATACGCAGCAGCTGAATGGGGTGTTTCAGTTAGGACCGCTGATACCTACATCGCCGCTGCACGCGAAGTCCTTAAGGCTGACTGGGACATCGACCGCCGCACCTTTACTGCAGAGCTGCTCAGCCAGCTAGCCAGCCTCCAGAAGGAAGCACGCAAGAGCAACCAACCGCACGTTGCCCTGGGCTGCATTAACACCGCTGCAAAGATCGCTCAGCTGTTTTCGTGAGCATCCTCGACCTATGCGCTGGTGGCAAAGTTTTAGAGCCGCCGTTCTTTCAGGCTTCCGATCGTGACTGGACTCCTTTTGCCAAGCAGCTGTACGAGTCGCTGACGGGACCGCAGCGACAGGTCTGGGACAGTCCTGAGCGCTTCAAGCTGCTGTGTTCAGGCAGGCGCTTTGGTAAAACCTATCTTTGCATTGCACGTCTAATTGCTTGGGCAATCGAGCACCCAGGCAGCCTGAACTGGTACGTCACGCAGAATTACAAGTCGGCAAAGCAAATCGCATGGCGACAGCTGCGCTCGATGATTCCCGTTGAAATGTTCGCCAAGAAGAACGAGGCGGAGCTTTCTGTTGAGCTAACCAACGGCAGCCGCGTGCAGCTAAAGGGTGCAGAGAATGCCGACTCCCTACGCGGCGTCAGCCTCAGCAGCCTGATCGTTGATGAGGCTGCCTACGTCAAGCAAGAAGCGTGGGAAATGGTCCTACGTCCTGCACTGTCCGATCAAGGTGGACCCGCATGGTTCATTACAACACCAGCCGGCCTTAATTGGTTTCACGATTTATGGGAGCAAGCAGCCAACCTAGAAGACTGGAAAACCTTTAGCTTCACCACCATCGAGGGTGGTAACGTTCCGCCAGAAGAGGTGGCCGCGGCCAAGCGCACACTAGACGATCGCACTTTTCGTCAAGAGTATCTAGCCTCATTCGAGACGCTTTCGGGTCGTGTCTACCCCGACTTCAGCGACGACAACATCTCGGCAGAAGTCAAAGACATCGGTGGGGAAATCTATTGGGGAACTGACTTTAACGTTGGTGTCATGGCTGGCGTTCTGGGCAGTCGTGTCGGTGACACTCTGCATATTTGGGATGAAATCACTGTGAAGCAGTCGAACACCGATGAGGTGTGCGCGATGCTTAAAGCAAAATTCCCTGGTCGTCATATCGTCGCCTACCCAGACCCAACAGGATCAGCGCGTAAAACCAGCGCAGCAGGCGAAACTGACCACGGCATAATCCGCCGCTACGGCTTCCAGTGCATTAGCCCCAAGCACCCTTGGGCGGTAAAAGACAAAATCAACAGCACGAATTGGATGGTAAAAACCGCCGACGGTCAAATCCGCCTATTCATCCACCCGCGTTGTAAGCACACGATCAAGGCGCTCAAAAACGTCACGTACAAGGAAGGCACGCAAGATTACGTGATCGATAAATCGGCAGGCATTGAGCACTGGACTGATGGCCTTGGCTACCTGATCCTCGGTGCGTTTAATCAGGTGAAGCCATGGCAAACAGCAAGCGGTGATCGCGCCCAGATCCAAAGGCGCATCAGCGAGAAGAGCAAGATGCTCGGCAGGCGTAGATTGCGCTAATCGTTTAGCAGCTTCTCACCGATCACATCCTTGAGTGCCTCGGTTTGAAGCAGCAAGTTAAAGCAGAGGTGGCGAAGCTTTTCTAGGTCATTGCAACGCATGATCTCTCGTTTTGCTGCTTCAATCGTGAATTCACGAGCAGTGCGCCAATCATTCATCGCTGTGAATAATGCTGTGCTCAGTTTGGCGGCACCGCAAACGTAGACTGAAGTGACGCGGAGTTTAGGCAAGACGTGACCCACCACCCGTATCCATCAGGCGTGTTCAACGGCCAGGAGCCGCTTGACCCGACGCTTGAGCGCAACCCTGGTAACGATCCAAGCTGGTTGGCGGGTCCGGTGTTGGAGATGAGCCAGCAATGGTTCCCTATCGACGTATGCGTTGGTGGCACGCAAGCACTGCGGCTGCACGCTGATACCTACATCCCGCGAGAGCCAGAGGAAGACGAGGAAACATGGCGACGACGGATTTATCACGCGACGCTTTCGCCATTCACGACTCGTATTGCTGAGCAGGCAGCTGGTCTGCTGCTGCGTAAGCCAATCCAGCTTGTGAGCAAGGATGAGGGCGGCGAGGTTGACCCGTTCTGGGAGGACTTCGCCCGTAACGTTGACGGCTACGGCACCACGATCGACGACTATGCACGCCGCCTTGTGATTAGCAGCCTGCTATATGGCCACGCTGCGACAATGGTTGATTATCCGAGCACTGAGCCTGCGCCGAACTTAGCCGCAGAACGGATGCTTGGTTTGCGTCCTTACTTCATCCACGTTGATGCAAAGCAGATTCTTGGTTGGCGAAAGGATGGTGATAGCCCAATCGCACCAATCACAATGGTGCGCATCAATGAGGTGATTAGCGAACCGCTAGGCGAGTTTGGTGATGAGCTTGTGCGCCAGGTGCGTGTGCTTGAACCTGGCCGCTGGCGTGTCTACCGCCGCGGAAACGACGATGAAGGCTGGGTGATTTATCAGGAAGGCGAAAGCAGCCTTGGGATTATTCCGCTTGCACCGACCTACAGCCAAAAGGTGTCGGAGTTTATTAGCAAGCCGCCGTTGCTGCCCATTGCAAACCTGAACATCAGTCACGCGCAAAGGGTGGCTGACTTGTGCCATAGCTTGCACGTTGCCGCCTTGCCGATTTTGATGCTGAAGGGCTTTGATGAATCCGGCCCGATCGGCTTGTCGGCAAATAGCTTGATCATGCTTCCTCCTGAGGGAGATGGCCGCTATGTCGAGCCTGCTAGCTCAGCTTTCGACGCGCAGCAATCATTTATCACTCAGCTTGAGTCTCAAATGTCAAACCTTGGGATTAGCACGCTATTTTCGCAGAAGGTTGCGGGTGAAACGGCTGAGAGCAAGCGTCTTTCGCGTACAGACTCAGACAGCCTGATAGCCATCGTCAGCAAGAACCTGCAAAACTCGCTGCAGATGGCAATGGACATGGCTGGCGCTTATATCGGCATTGAAGCGCCTGAGATCATGATTGATCGAGACTTTGACCTGCAGGTTCTAGATTCTGGCCAGATTCAGCAGTATATGCAGCTATGGAGCAACGGTGCGATCACCCATCAAACGCTGCTTGAGATGCTGAAGAAAGGCGAAGTGCTGCCAGAAATCGACATTGAGCGTGAGATTGAGCTAACCGAGCAAGAGCGTGGCGGCGGCATGATGGTTTCGATGTTGCCGCAACAAGGCGAGGAAGTGGTTGAGGTGGAAGCCGATGCAGACGATTGACCTGTGCGGCTTGGCGTAGGCCGGGCGACAGTGCGCCGCTCGGGGCCTTGACGATCCGCCTGTGGCATGCCATAATTCCATCAACGGGCACAGCCCGCCACTCAACACTCAACACTCATGACCACCAACACCGTCCAAATCCAGTCAGTTGGCCGCGTCGCAGGCAAGCCCGCAGGGGAACTCAAGCCTGGCGATCGCACCGTCTGGAACTTTGGCTACACCCACACCGTTGTCGCGATCGTTCGCGAAACCAAGGCTCAAGTCGTCATCGAGTTCGATGGCGGATGGCAAAAGCGCATGGGCAAGACTCGGCTGGTTGCCATGGCCTGATCCTGCTGGGCCCTCCGGGGCCTTGACAAGTATCCTCGGGGCGCCACGATGGCAATACAAGGGGATGGCCCACTCGCAAAACTCAATCACTCAAAACATGTTCACTCAAGAGCAGTTGGATCTTATTACCGAGATTGTCGATTTTCGGATTGCAAGTCACGAGCAATCAATGCATCAACTAATGCATAAAGGGGGCACCGGCTATCACACGCTTGAAGACATAAGAAACATTTTGGTAAACAGGCTAGATGAATTTCGTGACTTTTTGGGTGACGGCGATTTTCACATCTCTGTGCTTCATGCTTTTTTGAGAAAATCAGTGGAGCTGAGCCCTCTTGATAAGGAGTTGCGTTCTTACAATTCAGGCGCCCCCATCACTCGCTTCGAGCACCAAGTTTGTCAAGCTTTTAAGAAATGGCAGAATGCTCCCATAAAAAGAGCAGCCAGGCGTGGTTATTACCGGTTTGTAGATCCAGAAGAATTTTGAGTGCCAACTACTTCTGCCTTTTTAGTGAAAACAAATCATGACTCAACGCCCAAGCCCGCCGCATTTGCCTATGCCCGAAAAAATCCGCTCGATTGCTAAAGGCGTCACGCTTGCTGATTTGCTTGAAAGCCCGTCAATGGTTTCAGATGCAATCAGCTTGATCTGCAACATTCTGAACCATTCTTGGATGTATGAAGATCTGCAGACGGCAGACGAAGTTGATCTTGAGCGTGACTTGTTTGCGATCTCTCGTGCGTATGGTTACGGTGCGCGCAATGAAGCTTTCTTACACCTGCGCGAGCGACGCAACTTCAAGCTGGTCAAAAGGCACAATGACCATCATTTGCCTTGACAAGGCTGACTGTTCATAATGAATACGGCAAGACCACGTGGCAACGATGGGAACCATTCTGATTTCAATCGGCCTTTTGCTCTTGCCGTTTCTTATCTTGCGTCTTGAGCGTCAAGGGTTCCTAGTTGAAGGTGCAGGAGCCTTAATTGCTTATTGCAGAAAAACAGGGCAGCGCCTGTTACGCAAAGGCCTTAAAGCCATTTCAGCCTCTGTTCAGGTACGGCTTGCAATCGCTGCCCTTGCTCGAACCGCATTAAATCAAGGCATCAACAAGCGCGAAGAGGCCAAGCAACGCAAGCGTAAGGCCAAGCGCAGCAGCCAATCTTAGCCTTAGCAAAACGTCAAAACCGTTACTCTAGGGGTAAAGGCGTGGGCCATGATCGAGGTACTTGCTGCTGGTCTTGGCGCGTCGCTGAGTTTTGTCGGCCTGTCTTACACGTCATTCAGTCGTCGCAATAGCGAGACGCGTGAGGCAGTTGTAAGATTAACTGTTGCGGTTGAGAGTTTAAGCGAAAAGCTGGGTGATCTTCACGCTGATCTTCGCCAAAACAAGCGGGAAATATACGACAGGTTGCAAGCTCATGAGTCGCGCATCTCTGGCTTGGAGCACATAGTTGATAGCAGGCGAAACCAGTGATCAAGGCGCGGCAGCTGCTTTTGATAATGCTTGGCGGAATCATGATCGCTCAACTCAGTGTGTTCTGGTTCGCTGGTGTCGAATGCGCAAAGCTGGCAAGGTTTCAACCATCTGCAAGCGAAAACCCTTCATGCCAAAAAGTGAGCGACGATCTACAACGTGCCGTCGATGCTTACATTGCGGTGATCCTTGCGTTGCTGATACCGACTGATGGCGCGCCGTCTTAGGCCTATTCGATAGGCCCTTTATGTAGCCAGTCCGGTATCGCCGGAAAGCTTTGGTCAGCTTTGCGCACCAGGAAGCGGCCAACCTTGATGGCGATTGGTTTCACCAAGACTTCAACGGCCATCAGCGCAACAAACGTGCCAATGGCCGAGTCTGCAATCAGTTCAATCGACTTCATCCGTGGCCTCGATTTCTAGTGTCGGCTCCTCTTCTTTGAATGAGCGGCGGCGGCGCTTGGGCTGCTCTACAGGCGCAGGCGCTTGCTTCTCTTCAATTGGGAAGCGCTGCTTGCCGATGTAGGTGTAACGGGTCATGCGTAGGCTATGGCTACGAACAGGCTAAGCGGTGAACGAGCAGCAACTGAAACTGTTCATCAGCCAAGCGTTTGCACTGGCCAACCGTGAGGCAAAGGTCGTTGCGGCATTGGAGCCACAACTGCTGGCTGCGATGAAGCGCGTTCAAGATCTGGTGGCCAGCCTGCCACCGCCTGGCGATCTGTTCCGCGAGCGCGCATGGCGCGAACTGCAGCCGTCAATCTTTCAAGCGCTTGCGCCTTACAACCAGCAGTTTCTGAATCAGCTGCAGACGCAGCTAGCAGAGGAGGCGCCTGCAATGGCCGCCGAAGCGGTGAAGATGCTTGAGGCTTCAGGCGCTAGCGTGCCTGCTGCGCAGGTCAGAACTGCTGAGGCTATTGGACGTGGCTTCCCTGGGTTGAACGTACAAGACAGCGTGCGCGTTGCCCTTGAGTCGAGGGTGAATAACCAGCGCGTGGTTGATTTGTTTTCAGTGACGCCAGACAGCCCGGTTTCGTCTTGGATGCGAACCAATCAAGACGTGATTAACAAGGTTGTTGCTCGCGGCATCCTTGAGGGCCAATCAACAGAGGATATTGCCAAGGGCATCATCAGCGTGACGACGCGCAACGGTGAGGAGTATGTGAACACTCAAGGCGCAACGGCAACTCGGCGTGTGTTGGCTGAAGAGCGAGCGATTGCACGCACTGCGGTTCAGGATGCAAACCGCCAGGTAAATGAGGAGGTGTTTCGCGCCAACGAAGAACAGCTAAGCGGTCTGCAGTGGGAATGGGTAGCTGCGCTTGATAGCAAGACATGCCCGACATGCGCACCACTTGATGGTCAGCGCTGGGATAAGCGGAGCGATGCGCCAGAATGGCCGCTTCACATCAACTGCCGCTGCAGGGTTGTTGCCGTTGACCCTGAGGACGCTGCAGACGTTAGAGCAGGCTTGCAGGTGTCGCCAACGCGTGATGACTTGCCAGCTGGCAGAGAATACAAGACCAAACTGAAGGTCAAAGGCAGCAAGCTTTATCGAGTGTCAACCGACATCAAGGGCAGTGATGGCAAGCCGCCAACCTATGCCGACTTTTTGGCGCAATCGAACCGTACCACCCAGCAGATGTTTTTTGGTGGCGGCAATGCTGGCAGCATTCGTGCGGAGAGATTTCAAAAGGCAGTAAGAAGCGGTACGCGGCCAGAGGTTGCGCTGAGAGATTTGATAAACAGGGATGCGAATGGTGTTGGTCGCTTCCGGCCAGTTACACTCTGAAATAGCTCCTGTGGAGCGCCTGAAGCCCTGACCCTGTATGTCTGACAACACCGAGATGAACCCTGTGGGTGAAGCTCAGCAGCCTGTGGCTGAACCGAACGACCTGGCAATTCAAATTGATTTGCTAAAAGCGAAAAACGCCGAGTTGATTGGCGAGAAGCGAAAGGTCAACCAAACCGTCGAAGACCTACAGCGACAGATTGCCGAGCTACAAGCCAACTCCAAGAAGCAGAAAGAAGCCAAGCTTCAAGAGCAAGGTGAATATCTGCCGCTTTGGAAGGAGGCCACCGCAACCAATTCACAACTGCAAGAGCAGATTGCTCAACTGCAGCGAGAAAAGGAAGAGATGGCCGCGGCCCATCAGCAGGCAACCATTCAAGCTCGCGCCGTTTCTGCTTTTCAGCAGGCAGGCGTTCAGCAGTCGGAGCACATGTATGCACTGCTTAAGGACAAATTGAGAATGCGGGATGGTTCCGTGGTTGCGCTCGATGGGGGCGTCGAAACCGACCTTGGATCCTTCCTGAACAACCTCAAGGCTCCTGATAGCCAGTTTGCATATATGTTCGCTGGCAGCGGGGCTCGTGGAATGGGCAGCAGTGGCTCAACACCTGTCTCTACTGGTGGTGGAGACAATCCTTACGTCTCGAAGAACTTCACGAAGATCGTGGAACTTGAGGCCAATAATCCTGAGCTTGCGGCACGTCTTAAAGCTCAGGCATCCTGACCCGGTGGGTCGCCATCGTAAAAACAACTCTACAGACCGATGGGCATTTTCCCTGGAAACCTCAACCCAAATTCGACTTTTACTTCTGACATTGGCTCAGCCACTCGGCTAGCCACGTCTGCTCCTTTTGCCCGTTACCTGGCAGAGGAGATCTTTGAGCGTTCTGCTTTCATCCGCTCCGGTGTGCTTCTGCGTGATGCACGTCTGAGTGGCATTGTCGGCAGCCGCCTTGAGGTGCCTTTCTTTGATCCCATTAACGCTACTGAGGAAGTGATTTCCTCTAGCGATACTTGGGGCACCAATGGCAATGGTTACTTCACCAGCCAGAAGGTGACCGCCTCGACGCAGTACGCCACCCACACGTACCGCGGCTTCATGTTCAGCTGTGATGATCTGAGCCGTTATCAAACAGGTGAAGATCCTCTGGCCCATTTCCGTAGCCAGCTGGCTGCTGACATGGACCGCAAGATGACCGCGAAGCTGCTTTCGCAGCTAACTGGTCTGCTTGGCCCTAGCGGTCCGCTGAACGCCACCAACGCCTTGAATAAGTCGGTTACTACCGGCGCAGCTGAAGCCAATTACCTGACCTCGGCCAACATCACCGAGGCCAAGTACCTGCTGGGTGATCGGGCTGGCAGCCTGACCACCATTGCTATGCACCCCACTGTGGCTGCATACCTTGAGCAGGTCGGTGCGCTGACCTTCTCCACTAGCGCTCTTTCGACTGGTGGTGCTGTTACCTGGGGTGGCGGCGGTATCGGCGTTACTCGCGCTGATATCGGCTTCATGATGGGCCTTCGGGTGATCGTGGATTCGCAAATGCCGATCCGCGGTGCCGTTGGCGAGCAAGAGCAGTTCGTCTGCTATTTGTTCGGCGATGGAAGCGTGGTAACTGGCGATCAGTTCCCTGTGCGCATCGAAACCGATCGCAACATCCAATCCTTGCAGGATGCAGTTGCTGTGCATTACAGCAACCTGATGCACGTTCCTGGCACCACTTGGTCTGCCTCGGTGGATGGTCCGACCAATGCGCAGTTGGCAACACCTGGCAACTGGGGCCTTGCTTACAGCGATGCCCGCTTGATCCCAATGGTGGAGCTGACCGTGAACAGCCCATTTGGCGGCGTTGTGGCCTGAGCCATACTGGCTTTGGACTGTTCGCCCTACGGAGCCCTTGCGGGCTCCTTTTTTTTGCATCTAGACTGCTAGCAATCGCATTCCCGAAATGCCAGGCCACTACGGCGGCAAGAAGCCAAAGCCCAAAATCAAAAGGAGGCAAGAAGGGCAAGTGATCTTTTGCTGAGGAGTGGCGCCTAGCCTGAGGCTTCATCCCCGAAGCCTCGGCAAGATGGTCAACATGGTTCGCATCCACGCCTACAAGTCAGGCATTTTCCAGCTGTTTGACGTTGAAAGGATCGACCTTTCTAAAATGAAAGAGTACCTGCTGAGTGCAGGCTTCGTAATTACTCACACTGAGCTTGTCTGATGCCTGCTTTTGTCTCTACGCTTGGAAGCAGCACAGCCACCAGCTACATCAGCGTTGCTCAGGCTGATGATTACTATTTGGGGTCAATGCTTGAGGCCGAGTGGTCTGCATTGACTACAGCGCAGAAAGAAACTGCGTTGATGGCTGCAACACGCAACCTTGAGATGCTGCAGTATGTAGGCAAGCGTTGCACACCATCAACTAACAATGATGATTTAGAGCAAGCGCTGCAGTGGCCGCGATCGAAGGCAACATGCCGTGATATCGAGGCCAAATGCGACATGCTGCCCAAGGAGATTGTTGAAGCCACGTCTTATCTGGCGTTGGAGCTTCACACGACACCTCCGACAGTTGGCACGGTTGAAAGCGGAACGCTTGGTGCCGTGAAGCGTCAGCAGCTTGGCGAGCTTAGCCAAGAGTTCTACGACGTGAAGGAAGGTTCTTCAACCAAGGTTGATGCAAGCGCGCCTTTGATCCTGCAGAAGTATCCCCAGCTAGTGGACATCCTTGGCTGCTGGTCTGACACCTCGACAGGCGCCGGTAAGGTTGCCTTGAGGGTGAGGAGCTAGCCATGGCCTTTCAAGATCAATGGGCAAAGCCTTTGGCAGATAGCCTGGTCGATCTGTACCGGGTTGATGGCCTTCAGTATGTCAAAATCCGGCAAGGGTACGACCCAAGCACTGGCGATGTATCAATAACGCGGCAGATATATGATGCTGCAGGTGCTGTCACAAAAAAGATGGTGACCAATGAGGGCGGCGGAGTCCAGCAAGTCCAAGCCATTGAAGTGTGGATCAATTCTGCCAGAATCGGTGAGATGTGGCCGACAACATTAGACTTAATCCGTTACGAGGGCTCTGACTGGAAGATTGTTGAGATCAACCCGCAGTTTTCAGGTGACACAAGATACGCCTGTAAAGTAATTGCGAGGATGTCGTAATGGCTAAGTCGATTCCGCTAAACCAGCAGGTGCCAAGCATCCGCAAAGCGCTGAACAAAGCTTTTGCTGAGCACATTGTTGTTACCCAGGGCAAGCTAACCAAGAACAACCCGGTAGCAACTGGCAGGATGGCCTCGTCTTGGTATATCGGCCAAGACCAACCAAGCAGCGAAGTACGTTCAAAAGATTGGCAAGGCGTTGAAGCGCCCGAGTTTTCAGGCGTGATCGAGTTTGATGGGATTTGGTACATCACTAATAATTTGCCATACGCCGAACGCGTTGCCTTTGATCCAAAATGGGCAAAGAATGCCGTAGGTGGTGCAGCTTGGTTTACGACGATTGTCGGTCAGATGCCAGCAGACTTGCGTAAGCGTATTGTCGCTTATCTTCCCAAATGAGCTACGCAACGATCCGATCGCTATTTGAAAGTGCATTTGCCGCTTCGTATGGCGGCATTGACTCGACTGCCGCAGTTGACTACAACAACGCCGTTGCCGTTTGCATTACGACTCCCATTGCTGACTACAGCAATGCAGACGTAGATAATGGCATCGATTCGCTTTGCATGGATGCGCCAGGTTACAGCTCACCAGCATTTGATCCTGGCACCGCAAATTACGATAACGCAGACGTGTTCCCACGCGACCAAATCAATGCAGGCGTTGCGCTAATTTATGACAACGTGCAGGAAGCACCGCCAGATTCTGAGCACGTCATCTTGTCGATCGGCTTTCCTTCTACCGCATTGCCTACTATCTGTTCAGAAGAAAGCAACATTGAGTTTATCCGCGGCTCAGTTCAAATCAGTTGCTACACCCCAAGAGGCACCGGCATGAAGCGCTTGGAGGAGCTGGCTCAGATTGGCATTCAAACTTTGGTAGGGATGCCCAAGGTGAGTGATCCAAACGGCGTGAGGCCACGTATCGGCAACATTGAAGGGCCTACGCCTGTTTTAGGTGGTGCGCAGCCATATGCCTTGTCTGTGGTTTCGGCGACCTTTACAGCCAATGGCTAGCCTAAGAGTAACCTGAGCCCCCCGCAGGTCGCCCCCAAACAACGCCCCCACCTGTTGTTTTTCTGAGGCTTTCAAATGCCTGTTGCATGTTCACAGTCGGCCATCTCGGGTTCCGAGGGCTCTGTATATTTCATCCCATCCGGCACGTCTTGGTGTCTAAAGGATTTCTCTGATTTTCCTGCAGGCACTGCAATTACGGTGCCAACTAATCAAGACTATCGCGTTGGCGATCCGGTCGTTTTTGCCGAGGAAGGGTCCGCAAACCTTGATTCAGCATTGACTGCTGGCACCACGTATTACGTGACTGCAGTTACCGCAAGCACGATCAGTGTTTCCGCCACATCTGGCGGCACACCGATCACTCTTCTCGGTGACGGCGGTACTGGCACTGCTGACACTGCAGGCGCTGCCAATCACATTGCGATTTCGTACTCAACCTATGCGGCTGTGTGCCAAGTCGCAACATTCTCTGTTGACCTGACACGAGACGAAATCGAAACGACAACACTGCCTTGTGGTGTTGCAGCTGTTGGCAAGTATGCACCCACCAAGTCATACATCCCTGGTTATCTCGACGCCAGCGGATCGATGACGGTGTATTTCACGCCTGATCAAAGCGCCCTTTCAAACCGTTTGCTTGCGAATAGCTTGCTGAAGCGGCAAGATGGCGCACGCGTCAAGCTGTACGTTTCCACCATTGATGATGGAACCGGCCAGCCCGATGACAACGCATCGTTGTTCATCGAAGCTCACGTGAGCATCTTTGGCTTTAGCGTCAGCTCTGCTCCTGAGGATGCAACACAGGCCGAGATCAATTTCCGCCTAAGCGATGCCACAAACATCTTTGGCAATCTGATCTCCTAAACTGCAACTGCTGGAATGGGAAGGGGAGGTTTTCGGGCCTCCCTTTTTTTGTGTCTTTAGACTGTGCCTGCGGTTGACCTCGCCGTGGCAGTGCTATAGGAGCAAGGCACTGGTCCAAGCTCCTTGGCCTGTTTATGCTGTGCAAGAGGTCACAAAAGACTATGCGCGCGCTTGATCAATTGATGGCTGCTGTGACAATGCAGCCGCAACGTAAGACCATCGACTTGCCTAATGGCGATGTTTTTGAATTTTGGATGACACCATTAACATTGGCAGAACGCACTCGGGCGCAAAAGCAAGCCAAGAGCGATGATGCCACCGATTTTGCCATGCAGCTGCTGATCAGCAAGGCAAAAGACAGCAGTGGTCAGCCGATGTTTGTGGCTGGCGAATTAGCGGATTTGCGCAACAAGCTGCCATCCTGGCTGGTTGATGCGTTGCTGCTAAAGCTGCTTCAGCAGGATGAGGCGAAGGATGATGGCGAGGAGGAAGAGGAAGATTCCCCTTTGGCATCGAAGGGTCGTTCGAAAAGGACGACTGGCTGAGGTTTCAGTTTTACCTTGCTTCTTATCTGCACATGACAGTTAGCGACCTGCTCAAAAGCATGACGCACGAAGAGATGGTCCTATGGAACGTCTATTTCACCGTGCAGCATAAGGAGCAAAAGGCAGCTGAGAAAAAATCGCGGATGCGTCGGCGTTAGCCTGTAGGAAATAGAGAGCGGAGCAGTGGCTGAGAGTCAGGTAAACATTCAGGTCGCCGTAAAAGGCGCCAGTCAGCTTGACAAGCTCAGCAATCAGATCTTTGCCGTTGACAAGGCGGCCAAAAGTGCTCAGGGCGCAGTTCCAAAGGCAGCCAATAGCATCCGCGCATTCGGTACAAGCGCTAAAGCTGCATCAGGTGGTGTGGCCACGTTAGGTGCTGCAATTACTGCAGCACTTGGCCCGATCGCCACAATTACTGGTGCGATTGCGCTGCTTGGCAAGTCATTCGCAAAGGCCGGTGAACGCCAGGCAGATTTGCTGGTACTCGAAAAAGGCTTGCAGAAGTTTGGCGTTGCAGGTTCGCAAGCTATTGACGATGTGATCGCCAAGGCCAACGAGTTTGGCAATCTAACGCTCTTCACACAAGAGGATTACATCCAGTCGGCCAATATCCTTACCAGCTTCACCAGCATCGCTGTGAGTGAGTATGAGCGGGTGATTGGCGTGGCGGGTGACGTTGCGCAAGTGATCGGCACTGATGTCACCTCTGCCACTACTCAATTGGCAAAGGCGCTGCAAGAGCCGACAACTGGCCTGACTGCGCTTAGCCGTTCTGGCATTCAGTTCAACGAATCACAGAAAACGCTGATTAAGTCGCTAGTTGAAAGTGGCAACCAGCTTGAAGCCCAAAACTTGATCCTGAGCGAAATTGAGAAGCAATATGGTGGAGCTGCTATTGCGGCAGGCAGCGAAGGGCTGGCAGGCAAGATCGACTTACTAGGCGAAAATTTCAATGATCTGTTCGAATCGATCGGCAAGGCATTAGAGCCTTTGGCTGGGCCGTTAATTGATGGTGCGGCTGCTGCGGTTGAAGGCTTCTCTGTAATCGTTCAATCGTTTGGCGAGTTTTGGCAGTTTATATCAGACAACATTTTCCCGAAGTTTGTCGAAGCGTTGCGGCCAGTTTATGACACGTTGCGCGACGTGTTCGAAGGGGTCGATTTTGAGACAATCAAGAACGTCATCGAGAATACTTTAATCCGCGGGTTTGAGGTTACAGCTGCGACGATCGGCGCTGCAGCACGTGCATTTCAGCGGCTGGCGGAGTTTATCAAGGCTTCTCCATTGGCGGCGGCAATCAATGTTGCGGTAAGCGCAGCAGTGTCCCTTGCTGATAAGTTTGGCTTTACAAAAGATACGGTTGCGGAGTACAACAAGGAGCTTGAGGCAGGCCGGGCAGATCTTGATGCACAGAAGCAGGCCGCGGCCAATCTGGCTAATGAGGCCAGGTTGCGTTCTGAGGCTGAGGCGCAAGTTGCGTTAGAGCTTAAAAAATCAACTGAGGCCACGGTTGATCAGAGCAAGTACAGCCA